GAACCAACCGGCAGTCGGGAGCTCGTTTTCTGTTGGCGGATCAGGCGTCGATGGGCTGCCCGATCTTGAAGGTGAAGGTCATCCGGCCATCGGCGTAGACGGTGACGTAGTCCAGCAGGCCTGTCCAGAGGCCTTCCCGGAATGTGGTGATCTCGCCGTCCTGCTTCTTCAGGAGCTTCAGGGCATCCTCCATCTCGGCCTTCCGGGACTGCTTATCGCTGATCTGCAGGGTGACTTCCTCGTGCTTGGCCTTGGCAGCGTCAAACCGGCTGCTCAGGGCATCGAAGCGCTTCTGGTACTCGGCCTGATCCTGCGCGACCGTGGCGTTCTGCCGGATGCAGTCCTCCATCATCTGGGAGACGACCTGCATCTCGCTGTTCAGGTTGGCCTGCTCCGCCAAGAGGCCGGTCAGGTCGAAGACCGTGGCCTGCGCCTGCTCGTAACTGCGGATGGCCTTCTTCCTCCCTGCCAGCAGGATGTTGGCGGCGGTGATAAACCGGGCACGGATTTCTTCTTCCGTCAGGAACGGCGTGGTGCAGCGCTGCTCGTTTTTGTACTTCTGGTTGCACTGCCATACCACGCGCTTGTAAGGATCGGTGGAGTGCCAGTGCTTGGAGCCGTACCAGCCGCCACAGTCGCCGCACTTGATCTTCCCGGAGAAGATGTTTACACCACTGTGGCGATTTTTGCCTCTGGTGCGCCGTGCCATCTCGCGCTGCACCATCTCGAAGGTTTCCGGCTTGATGATGGCCTCGTGGTTGTTCTCCACATAATACTGCGGCACCTCGCCGGTGTTGGGCTTCATCTTCTTGGTCAGGAAGTCCTCGCAGAAGGTTTTCTGCAGGAGCGCATCGCCCTTGTACTTCTCGTTGGTCAGGATGCTTTTCACGCAGCTGGCGTTCCAGCGATCCTTGCCACCGGGAGATTTGATGCCGTCTGCCGTGAGGATCTGCGCGATGCCGAAGGGTGTCTTCCCTTCGAGAAACAGGCGGTAAATCCGTTTTACCGTCTCTGCCTGCTCAGGGTTGACCACCAGATTGCCGTCTTCGCCACGGTCGAAACCGAGGAACCGTTTGAAGGGCACCGTGACCTTGCCGTCTGCAAAGCGCTTTCTCTGTCCCCATGTGCAGTTCTCCGAAATGCTCCGGCTCTCTTCCTGCGCCAGCGAGGACATGATGGTCAGGAGAAGCTCGCCCTTGCCGTCAAACGTCCAGATGTTTTCTTTCTCGAAATAGACCTCAATGCCGTGCTCCTTCAGCTCCCGGATGGTGGTGAGGCTGTCCACGGTGTTCCGGGCAAAGCGGCTGACCGACTTTGTGACGATCAGGTCGATCTTCCCGGCCAGCGCGTCCGCCACCATCTGTTTGAAGCCCTCGCGGTGCTTGGTGCTGGTGCCCGTGATGCCCTCGTCGGTGTACACGGAAACAAACTGCCAGTCGTCCCGGCCTTTGATGTAGTTGGTGTAGTAGTCGATCTGCGCCTCATAGCTGCTGAACTGATCATCGTGGTCAGTTGAGACACGGGCATACCCGGCGACCTTGCGTTTGGTCTTCTCCATCAGCGGAGCCGCCGTAAACCGGGCTATCGTCGGCGGGATGGTGGTTACTGTTTTAGTCGCCATTGCGTTCCCTCCAGTATTTTCTCATGATTTCGCTGTGCTTGCGGCGGCGCTCCTCGGTGAAGGGAGTGCCGTACCGGTTGGCGGCGTAGGTGCCGTCGTAGGTGTGGCCGTCCTTAAAGAAGATCGTCAGCTTGCCGATGCCAGTGATTGTGATGTGATCCACCTGCGCGGTAAAGGTCGCGTCGTCAAATTCGGGAAGGCCAAGCGCCTCGGCGCAGGTGGCTTTCAGGAAGGTCTCGTCCACACCGGGCATCTTGCAATCCTGCTTGTGCTCCTTCTGGTTGGCACAGTACCATCTGGCCAGCTTCTCACCGGCTGCGTTGGTGTAGGACTGCCTGCGGTAGTTCTCTCCGCAGCATCCGCAGCGGATCTTCGCGGTCAGGCAGGTGACGCCTTTCTTGCCCTTGGCAGGATTCCGTTTCCGATAGGCCGAGGCCTGTTCCCGCAGCTCCGGCGTCCAGCTTTCCTTTCTCGCATTCCGGTGCCAGTGGTGCTCGACTGTCTGGCCGTCCGTCAGCTCGAAGATCATCGTGCCGGTTTCCGGGATGGTGACCTGCCGTACCAGCTCCGAGAAGGCCTCCGGGTCGAAAACCGGGATGCCCAGCGCCTTGGCGCATTCTTCCTCAAGGATGCTCTCCCGGATGGTGCCGCTGGTACAAGGGCTGCTGCCTTTCTTCTTGCTGGCGCACTGGTAGAAGCTGTACTTTTCCCCGATCTGGCTGCACTTGGCTCTGTTCTTCCGGGTGCTCTTCACAAAGCTGGCACCGCAACACCCGCACTTGATCTTGGACGTGAAGTGGCTCGTCGGGATGTGCCAGTTGGCCAGCGCACCCAGATCCCTGCGGTGCTTGATCTCATCCTGCACCTTCTGGTAGGTTTCCAGCGGGATGATCGCCTCGTGGGAATTCTCTACCCAATACATCGGGAGCTCGCCATTGTTCTTCTTGGACTTGTGGGTGATGTGGCTCTCGGTGTATTCCTTCTGCAGGAGCATGTTGCCGGTGTACTTCTCGTTCCGCAGGATCGATCGGATGGAGGAATTGGAGAAGTGCTGCCCGGTGTAGGATTTCACGCCCATCTTCTCCAGCTGCTTTTCCGTCTCCTCAGCGGACAGGCCGTCGAGGAAGTTCTGGTAGATCAGCCGGACGATCTTGGCTTCCTCCGGCTCCACGATGAATTTCTCACCGTCCCAACGGTAGCCGTACATGCAGTAGGAATTCGGTCTGCCGCGCTCGAACTTCTTTCTGACAGCCCAGCGGACGTTTTCGCTGAGGGAGCGCACCTCCTCTTCCGCAAAAGAAGCGAGGAGCGTGAGCATGATCTCGCCGTCCTCGCTTAACGAATTGATCCGTTCCTTTTCAAACCTGACCTCGATGCCCAGCTCCTTCAGGTGCCGGACGGTCTCCAACAGGTCTACCGTGTTCCGGGCAAACCGGCTGATGGATTTGGTCAGGACGATGTCGATCTTGCCGTCTTCGCAGTCCTGCAGGAGCCGTTTGAATTCCGGCCTGCGCTCGATCTCCGTGCCGGAGATGAAGTTGTCGGCGTAGACGCCAACATACTGCCAGCCGGGAGTCTTCTGGATCAGGTCGCTGTAGAAGCTGATCTGCGCCGAGAGCGAGTGCATCGTCCGGTCTGTTTCTGCGGACACACGAGCGTAAGCGGCGACCTTCATCAGCCTTGGAGCGACAGGCTTGGTGGCCTCGATTTTACTTACTTTCTTCAAAGAAACCGCCTCCTTTCCAGTCCTATTCATCACTCTACCGGCGCAGGATTGCAAGTTAATTCTGGCGATAAACTACCCAAGAAAGGGCGGTATTTTTGCAGCAGAATCGTATCAATCTGGTGGTATTCCTCCTCGGTCAGAAGGCCGCGCTTCAGGAAGCCGTCAGCGATCTCAATGGCCGCCTGATAGTTCAATTCAGCCTCGAACTGTTTCTCACTCATCGCGCATCCCTCCTCCCGTACCGGCCTTCGATGTAACAGGCGTGGCAGCAGTATTTGCGGTGCGCGTTCCCGTAGGCCGAGAAGGGCTTCCCGCAGCAGGCACAGGTGAATTCGTACACGGCCTTCCGGTTGACCTTCTCCGGATGGGAGTTCCACCACGCCTGCCTGCACGTCCCGGAACAAAACTTGATGAGCTTGATGCCCGGACGCTGCACGATGGGTTTCCCGCACTGCAGGCAGCAGCCCACGGTCGAGTCGTTCTTGGTGGCGGTGGAGCGCTGCCCGGTCAGCCCGCTCCTGCGGCAATATCCGCGCACGGCATCCACGGAGACATCCAGCGCGTTTGCAATGGCAAGGTACCCGACATTCTTTTCCCGGAGCTGCCGGACTTGCTCTTTCTGTTCATTCGTCATGATCTGTCCTCCAATCCGAGGCGCTCTGGCCTCAAGAGTGGTTGGAGGTAAGGAAGCCGCCTGTCCGGGATTCCGGCAAAGAAAATAAAAAAAGCCGCCGACAGGGATTTCTCCCCATCGACGGCATGCGTCTGTTATGGCTTATTGGTCATCTTTCTCAGCGCGGTCATGGAGCTGTTCCAGCACCGCCTTCAGTTTTTCAGGGATAGGCAGGCCGAGATGCGCGGCATTCTCCACAAGGGATACGCCTTCATTGGACAAGTAGAAGAAGATCACCGCCGTGCGCAGGACACCGGCAGCGCCCAGCACCTGCATGTCGATGATATGACCGATACCGACCATAATGAAGATCAGCACCTTCTTGAAAATGCCTCGGAAGCCGATCTCCGAGGACAGCTTCTTGTCCACAATGGCACACATTAGGCCGGTCAGGTAATCCAGAGTAACGAAAGCCAGCAGCGCGTACAGGAGGCCATCGCAGCCTCCAAGAAAATAGCCGAGCCAACCTCCCACGGCAGTGAAGATGAGCTGAATGACATTCCAGAATTCTTTCATGATGATACCATCCTTTCAGATCGAAAATTAAAGCGCCACCGGTGAAGATGGCGCTTGGGTACAGTTACGCATTGGGATCAGGCACGTCAACGATCATGTAGTTGGCGGCAAGTGCCTGATACGGCTGTCCGCCTGTCTGCGGGAATGGATTGTAGCTATAAACATCGGAGCCAAAGCCGATGCACAGGTCAGATGCCCACGGCGTAGTGAGCGCCTCGTCCTCCTGAATCTCACCCTCATTGGCAACGATATAGAAGA